GTACCCATACAGGGCTCGAACCTGTGACTCCTCCCTTACTTTGGAGTACTCTACCAACTGAGTTAATGGGAACTTTGATTTAATTGGAAATTGCCTAAGTAAATTTTGGCAGGGGAGGCGGGACTTTGACCCACAACCTCCTTGGCTTTCACCAAGGTGCTCTGACAATTGAGCTACACCTCTAATTAGAAGTAACTAACTCATGGCCCCCAAAGTAAGCTGAAGAGATATCAATCTCTCCAGCCTGTATATTTTTAATATTGCCAAATAAAACCGTAGACTGTTGGGCAATTTTTTCTAGCACAAGCTGCTATTGTTTTTCTTCCATTAACTCCAAGAAATTGACAAGCTTCAGTAATAGTATTCCACTGCTTTAAGAAATGCATTTCTAAACTGTATTGCTTCACTGGTTTAGATCGTAAAATTTTTACTTGTAACATTTTTTCTATAGTTAAATTATGTTTTATACCTATTTTACTATCAGAAATATGTTTTTTATGTAGTTCTGAAAATATTCTTCCCTTTTGGGCATGTTTCATTTTTTGTATAGTTTCTTTAGCATGACTCCCATTTTTACCTCCTCCTTGTAAATTATATCCATTTAAATTACTTTTAAATAATTTAATAAAATGAATTTCTAATTTATCCAGTATAGTCTGTATAAATGGAGAATATTCTGAAAAAGAAACTAAAGTAATTACTTTAAAAGAGTCAAAACTATACTTTTGTAAGGCATGATATAAATGGACTTGTCCTTTACAATGTAATCTTTTGTACCTTTGAAATCTTACTTTAAGATTTTTACTTTGTCCTATATACACTTTTCCAGAAGGACTAATTAATTTATAAATTCCCACATTTTTCATATCATATGTTTTCATTAAAACAAAGATACAAAAAATGCGAGAAATTTACAATTAGATTCCCATGTATTTGAGAGTTTCTATGTAACTTGTACTAAAATCCTCATAAAGGAAGTGTTTATTAGCAGTCTCTTTACTTACCAATCTACCTCTAGCTTCGCAATGCCATTGGAGGAGATCATAGACCGATAACTTTGGAAACTCAGAATACTGAGCAATGACTTTCTCGATATCTTGCGAAGAGATATTGTTAAGTTTCGATCCATTTCCTTCACCATCTTCGTCGAGCAAGATATAGTCAAGATTGACTAAATCTATTAATAGAAGATTTACTTTATGGGGAATCTTAGGCTTCATCGAGAGGATGATAGTTTCAGGTTGCCATTTAGCATTAGCGTTAGGAAATTCAACTTCACAAAATCCAAAGATAGTACCTGTGACTAATTCCGGAGAACTGCTATAGTTGTTTACTTGGATCAATGCCCATTTAAACCCAGTTTCTCTCAATTTAACGAGATCAAAGTCAATATATTCGGACACATTTCCAACCCTACCATAAGAATCTCCTGAATGTAGAATCATTCCGGTTCTCTCTTTTAAATTATGCCAATCTACTGTAACAGTTTTATCATTGCCAACTACAATTGTAGAGAGGTCAATAGTTATTCCACTACGTGATTTATTAGGAATATGGACAAAAGCTCTTAAGGTTTTAGTTACATCACCTATAGGAACTCTTTGACCTCTAATTACCGGAACAATAGCTTCACTCATACTACGCATATTAGTTGGAAGAGGGATTCTTTTCAGATCCGGATCAACCCAACAATCACCAATTGGTTCAAGTTGTTTAATCTTTTCTTTTAAAGCTAAAAACATAGTATCCTGAATAGCAGCAATCACATCAGCAGGCAATGCACTTAAATTTGGTAAAGGAGTTTTCTTCCTTGCGCCTTTAATGAATATTGTGCGATTAACCAAGGGAACATTTCTTCCTTCAAAATGAGTAAACACTTCGAAGATTACTTTGTTTGAGGCTTTTACAGCAATATCAAAAAGTGATGCTAAGATTAAAGGTAGATTTGCTTTTCCACCTGTTCTCACCCACCAATCAAGTCTCCTAAGAAACTCACCAGGACGTTCAGCAGTCTTACGTAAACCTTCTCCAAAGCCTATTTTAAAGGCTTCTTCTACTTGGCCATACCAAGAGGTTACTTTATGATTTCTGATCCTCTCAAAGGCTGCATATGCCCTAGGAAACTCAGATTTGTATTCCCCTGGGTGAATAATTTCACCCAAACGAAGCCATCTCTGAACTTTCAGTTTCATGTCACGTACATCGCAATTGGTCTTCTCAAGAAGACCAAGGATATGCTTTCTTTCGCTTCTCTTGAATTTCTTGAACATAAAAGCTTCCCTCTCAGGATTCTTTACAGTCTCAATAGTACGGCGATAACGAACAGTAGTTCTTTGCTTTTTCATGGCTTTAGGGACAGCAGGTAATGAGATGTCACCTCCCGACATAAATACAGCAATACGAAGAACATCAGTGGTAGTTTTTACAGGGACATCAAGTCCCATACCAGCAAGGGTACAAAGATTTTCCTTAAAAGGAATGCTCGATGGAAAAACTAACTTTTGATCAGTACTCACAAACCATTTGATGGTGGCAAGATCAGTTGGTGTTAATGATTGACTCACACTACAAAGATCTGTGAAAATACCTAAGAATTTCTCAGGAGTTCCTGGGGTAATTTCCTTATATTTTACAGTTTCAAAAGCAGTTGGAAACTCTTTTGTCCAATCAGATGGAGTCCATTTTCCATAGGTATGGTAATTATGAATTTGATCCCACCACATTTGTGTGGCATTCATATCCATAACTTGGGCGGGAAAACCGGGATAAAAAGATCTGTATGTTTTACCTCCACCAGTCATATCATTGAGGTAATCAATGATTTGATTGTGAAAATCAACAATATCAGCCTTATCAGCTTTACCAAGCATAACAAATGCATCGTCATCTAGCATATAGCCAAAATGCATTAACTCTGCTTGTACAGTCATAGCAACTGAACGATTGTCTACTCCAGCATCATTAAACTGGATAAACCCTTTTTGAAAACAGATAACATTTTTTGAAAGTTTCATGTTTATTTTTTTTAAAATGAGAAATTGTGATAGTAATAACTGGCGGGCCCGTTAACGGGGCTCAAATGTTTGTAGAAGTAACTATCACGTAGCCACTTTGTGATGATCAAGGAATTTTATCAGTAGTTAATCTCAGGTTTCGAAGCCTAAGTTATATCGTAGAAGTAACTGATAAATGGCCTAAATATATATTTAATTCATTTTTGTGCAAATTTCCAATAGAATCCTTGGAACAATTGATTAGCTTTAATAGCTTTAGTTAATAAACTCTTTTTTCTTTTAAAGAAGAAAAGTTCCACAGAACCAATAGATTCCCAAGTTTTTATAAAATTCATATCAATATCATATTGATCTATAGATTTATTCTTACCTTTAGTAATATTTTGTCCTATCTTTTGAATTTCATTTTTTGTTTTTTTTGCCCATTTCTTAACTAAAGTTTCTGATTGAGTTTCATAAGAATCCTTAGATCTTTTTTTGTACACTAATGTTCCATCATTCCAACGGTTTTGTGTACTTTTTGATAACTTTGCTCTCGTTTTTTCAGAAAATTGTTGTGGATTTGCCTTTTTAGTGGCTTTCATTTTTTCAACAATTTCTGGAATTGACATTGGACAAAATTTTCCACCATCAATCATATTAGTAAGGTTATCAAATTGACTAATCCAATAGTTTTCTTTTTCTCCCCAAACATCAATAGAAACTTCTTCTAAAATTTGTAAAATAGGCTTTTGATTCAATTTCCATAAGCTATTAATCCAGGCTAATCTATGACAATTTGTTTTAGTCTTAGCATCATTTATATGATGACTTAATCTAGATTTTGGATGATCAGATTTTCCTACATATCTTGTTTCTAGAGTATTAGGATCAATTAAAGCGTAAATAAAAGTTGTATTCATATCAAAATAATTATTTCTACAAAGGTAGTTATTATTAGATAATATGCAACTAATATTTAATTATTTTTTCTGTATTTTACAATCTGTTCAAGATTTTTTATAAAAGATTTACGGCCAGAAATATGACCCTCAGCCATATAAATTGATAGCCTATTCTTTACTCGATCTCCTTCAAGAGCTGTTAATTCTCTTTCATATTGATCGAGTTCTACCTGTGTATCAGCTATATCCCGCTCTATATCAGAGAGCGGGATATGGTCGAATTTTGAGAGGTCACTTACAATAGCCATTACTTAATGCTCTTTGCTTTAGGTAAAGAAGCAAGGATATCTGGTTCTGATTTCGGAATTTGCACACCTATTGATTCTTTAAAACGATCCGGATCAACTCCTAACATAGACAATATTTTTGTAATTTTATTGCGAATTCCTTCTATTACTTGAGGATTACCTTTTAATCCAGCAAGTTTTTTATCTCGCAATTTAACGGCAATTTCCATATAATCTTCATTTGGATCAATAGCTCTACGTTTAGCAATAAACTTTTGCAAATCACCTTGTTTGAGTTCCATTTCAATTTCCAGGGCAAGTTCAGCAGTATTTATACTACCTTCACATACTCCGATCAGAAGCACGGTAACATCTTTACCATAAATTCCTAATTCATCCAAATTATTAAACATTGGAATACATTTTGGACCCATAGATAATGCTGCTGCAATAATAGAGGCCTTTACATTTTCATCACCTTCACACAAAATATTAATCTTTGCGGATAAGGACATACCATCAGTAAATTTTTTCATCTTTTTTATTAATTTTTTACGCGTAAGTAAAATTATTTTAATTATTTCTTTTCAAGTTTTATTATTCCACCTTCAACCACATATAAATATTCAACACCATCTACAGAGATGATATAATAAACATGATTTCTAAGTTCAGTTCTTTCTACAAGTTTAATCCGAGAATTTACTGTAGGATCAAAATGTTTAGGAGATTCAGGGGCTATCCTACAACTTGCTATTACTACAGCAAGAAAAAAACTTATTGAAATCATTAGGAGAATACTCCATTTTTGTCTTTTTGTAAGCATAAGATTTTATTTTAATGATTTAAATTTTTTGATCCTCCTGTATTCAATTAGAACAATGTGACATTGCCCTAGACATATAGTCTAGTATGGTCTAACATTGCTCTAATTGTCAGTCCTTAGGAAACTGAAATGATACATTCATCTTTGGGACACCGCCTTCCCACGTCCAGCCATTATATTATCAACGGCTGCAAATTACTTACTATTAGTTTTATTTGTGTTGAGTAAGATTCTATAACATGTACAGAATTATTGGATCAGAATTTTCGTCAAAGGTGCTTTTTCATAGCCGATCCTCCTTTTAGTTAATACTCAGTCAAGTATAGTCGCATAAGTGGGCCTCGAACCTTCAACCTTTTCCCTGCGAGGAACAGCACCATCCAGTTGTGCTTTGTGATTCATGTTGAAACTCTTTATTTTATGATTACATCTTCATGGGAATCAGGCCTAACCTTCATCAGTAATCTACCATTATTTTTAAATCCAGAGTTTTAGGATTTACATACTCCTTACAAATGGAGTAGTACACAGTAGTGTAAAAATTATTACACACACTAAAATAGTCTCCAGTACCATTAAAGATCCTATGAAAAAGTAATCTTCAGAAGTCTTTGTTTTACTATACCACCAGTAAGAGAAATTATGAATTAATGCATGAATGATAAAAATTAATAAAACCATCCAAATAGTATGAGGTGCAATTTCCATTGTTTTTAAATGAGTTTAATTAAAGTTTGCAATTATATGCTTTCTAAATAAATCTAAGATTTCGGTATTACTCAAAACTAATATTTCTCTATTATTTCTGAGAAACTCAATGAGTAAATTAGTTTGTTTTTCAGGTGTCATTATATATGTATTGTTGATTTCATTTAAAAACACCACATGTTATCCAGTGATCTTCTGGCATGTGGTGTTCGTGTTATTTTGGGTACCTAACCCATCGCCCCTTATAAACTAAGGAAGAGTCTTTGATATACGTGCAAAGATACTACAGCGCCCGTTTACATTTGAAACGAGGAAAGGTTGAATGAATACACTCATTTACTGCCCAGGTAGGCAATATTGTTAAAGTAACACTGTCACTATACTTTACCTAAGTAAAGCTTGGTTTAAGTGTTACCTATTTCTTTTGTCTCGTCCCTTTTGATACTTATTGTAAGTATTTTTAGGTTCGCGATAGTATGTTGTATCCTGTATTAATGGTTCAAAAGTATTGCTTATCAGAAAAGGTTCAACATTTCTTATAGGCTCTCTTACTTGAACCATCCCAGGTATTACTTCATGTGGCAAATCATCAGCTATAATCACTGCTTCAGGATGTTCTAGAATTGCTGTTTTTAATTCTTGAGCAAATTCTAATATACTTGACCCTACTGTTCTGGTAACAATATGAGCATTATCAAATTTTTCAGCAATTTGGATAGATCCAAAACCAGAGGTCCCAACAAGAATAACAGACATATAGTTAAGTTTTAAAATTTATACCATTTCTTAGCTTTCAATTCCGCAATTGTTTTAATTGCTTCAGCTAATTGTTGTTCAAGAGTTAAACGTTTCTTATCAGCTTTAAAATCTTCAAATTCTTGTGAGAGAGTTTTAAGTTGTTCTCCCATATATGATGTAGCTGTTTCAGCATTTTTAGTTAATTTAGCTACATGCTCTTGATGGTCTTTGTTAATTCCATCAACTAAATCTTTATGAGCTTCTCTAATAGAGATTATTTGTTTAGTGCATTTATCTTCTACAGTAGTTGTATACTGTTCTGCAATTGATGCACGTAATTGAGCTTTTGATAATTCTATCTCAACTTTAGCTAATTCTTCTTCACGAATATCTTTAACGATTTCAGAGAGATTCTCATAGTCTTTAGTTGTTTTAGTAGAATCTTCTTTGATGTCTATTTCTAACCATCCTCTTCTTACAGCATCAGCTAAATCTATATCATGAGTTTGGTATTCATTAAATATACCTCCATTAAAAGCACGATCATAATCAAATTTTCTGGCAACTCCTGAAACAGAGAATGGTTGTCCAGCTTTAGCACTTCTATTAATAACAACAGTGCCATTAAAGTGTTTATGGTACACAACCACTTGTTTCTGCTTGCTGATTAAATCAGCTTTATCTGCCTGTAATTTAGCAATTTTGTCCTCTAAAGCTTTGAATTCGAGGACATCCATTTTGACTTCCATTATATATTGGTTTTTGATATTAATTGGAAAGGCTCTTAGTAAACTAATAGCCTTTAAAAGAATAGTTCAGTGATATAGGGATTTGCTTCCTATATCTATTCTTTATTATACTGAGATAGAGGAATTGAACCTCTGTAAGCAGACTCCTAAGAGGTAAGCTATTTATCTCTCCACTCTGTGCACTTGTGGATTAGTCCAGTTCTCAATGGGTCCGACTGTAACGGATAGTACCAAGTCCTTAAAGGCTACCAGGTAAAAGTTTTGAATTACACGCCCAGGGTTTCCTTAGAAACCTAACTCTATAAAGAGTTATAAGGTAAAAATGTACGTTGCTATCAGAGTTGAAATGTGCGTTCCCTGGCTTTTGGTGATTGCTCCCAAAAAGTTACAAGCTACATCTATAGACTAAACTATACTAGTACATTTTATATGGCCAACTATACGGCTAACAATTCACATTCGCCGGACGGCAGATGAATCGGAAGTTCTGAATTTCACAAAGCTAATAGTGCAAACCAATAGCCTGTATTTTTACCACCAAAATATTCCTCCCCAAATGAGGATAAATGAAATAGTGATTATTATCCAAAAGATACTTATTAATGGACCAAAGATATTGAAATCCTTTACGTAATTTTTGGAACTAAGATACAGCAACACTAATAGTATTACTATAAATATAACGAGTTGAATACTTACCATACAAAGTTTCCCTTCCACCATGGTTTAGAAGCTTTAATATTTAGTTGAGTAATAGTTTCCTGACAATCAACAAGTTGTTGAGTGTAATAGGCATCTCGTTTAATTTGTGCTTCTTTGAAATCTCTACGCATTTCTGCAACAAGATTATCATGCTCTTTACGCAAAGATGTAATTGTTAAAGCATGTGACCATGTGACTTCAGCTAGTTTCCTTAAATGATCAGCCTGTTTCATCGGTATTTATCGTTGTTACGTCTTTGTACTTTCTTTGCCTTATAAGAATCACGATGTTCGAGAAATCTTTCAAATTGTGCTTGTTTTTTCTTAGAAATTTGTTGATTTCTTTTTCCTTCTAACTCATCATCATAGATAAGTTCCACTTCTCTTTCGTTACCTCTGTAAATAGCCATTACGTACTTTTATTAAATAAGTTAATGAATCACTTTCGCTCATCAATGGAAAGTCTTTTTTAAAAAGATTCTCAAAATTACTTACCATTTTACTACAAGAAGACAATTGTTTCGTAGTTACACAAGAATTAATCGATTTAATAATCTTAGTGAAAGCAGCATTTTTTGCAGAAGAATCTTTAACAAACATTGGATCTTCAGTAATTAGCATTACCACATAAGTACAAGCGGCACTAAAGCCAATAAATCCTATAAAAACAGATACAGACGTATTAGCTCCAGCTAACATAAGTCCTGTGAATAGGACTAAAATACCAGTCAATAAAAATTTCATTTCTTTTTCTTTTTTATTAATTTAATCAGACGATTTTGTTCATTTATTATTTGATAATCAGCAATTTGCTTTGTAGGATCTAATCCTATACTAATAGTCCTTGTAACTGCACCTTTTTGATTCTTTGTAAGATCATTAAAGTTAGTAAAATCATATACAGGAGGTTGAAACTTTGGTGAAATAATTTCTTTTTTTAGCTTTGCAATCAGTTTATTAGATTCAATTAATTTAGCTTCTAACTTTGCAATTTTATCGTTTTGAAGAACAGATTGTTTGAATTCATATCCTTTTACTACTACCATCCATGTTTCTAAAAATACTCTTAACGAAGTATAAGAATCATGTATGTATAATTTACCCATCAACACTACAATGTACTGTTTCTTAGAATTCTCTGGTAAAAGAATTGAAAGTTGATCAGGGATATTACTAGAAGTTAAATGATTAGGTACTCTGATTCTTCTGTCAGATATTTGGTAATATGAGGAACCACTCTCATTTTCCTTGAGCACACTTCCGTGTAACTCAAGGAATTTGGATAGTTTACTCATTTTAAGCGTACTGATTATGAACATAACACCCACGATTATAATTCTCTTGGATCATGTTGTTACGTTTCCTATCGAGTTTAGTAGCTTTACAAGAACTCATGACTATTACAACTAATAATATCATGATGACACAATAAAGTTTTTTCATTTTTACTTTGATTCTTTAACAAGCGTTGATAAATGATTTTTCAACATAACCATTGGTAGGCTATCTTGTTTCATAGTGGCTTCACAACCAAGATGTGTATCACTACCTGAATGAATCAGCGTGAAATTTTCCGCAGATAATCCTACTGTCTTAATCACATCATCAAGTGTGGGCACTGTCAATTTAGTAACATTGTACACAAAAATTGAAATACGTTTCATAATCTTTTTTTTAGAGTTTGAGCTTTATATATTTAAATAATTAGTAAAATTGCATTTAAACTCCAAATAATTATTATCTTTGTAAATTACTAAATAAATAATTACATGGTATATTTTATAAAAATTAAAGAACAAGATTACATCAAAATTGGTTACACTAAATACAAAGACCCTATAAAAAGAATTTCTGCAATAACACGTGGAATGCCATTTGATGTTGAACTAATATTATTACTTGAAGGAGACGAAACTTTAGAATCAGCTCTACACATTAAGTTTATTAATTTACTGCATCGAAATGAATGGTTTAACTATTCCTTAGAAATTAAAGAATTTATTAAAAGTAATTTACATTTGAATATTGTAATTACTAAAAAAGAACAAACTCGATTTAAAGTGTTTCCACAACACTTAATTGATCAAGTTAATATTTTATATGTACAGAAATTATCTTATAAAGAGATTTCAAAATACATTGATTTAACTGAAGCCCAAATCAAAAGGCTTATTATTGATAATCATTTATATACTTTAAGAAATGATTCAAAAAGTATTAATTATGAGTATTACACAGGAAAACGACTCCGTAAAAATGCATTACGAGATTATCGTAAAAATTTAATAACTAGATTAGAATTACAACAAGTTTACTTAAAATATCCAGTTAAAAAAATGCGTAAAGAAATAGCTTTATTAGTAAATTGATACTCGGAACTTTTACGAGTAAACTCCCAACATTAGTACTTGCTGGGAGTTTGGTGTTTGTATTCTTTACTAATTTTTACTTATTAAATCTCCACATAATTGTGTCTTTAGGGAGATAAGGCTCACTTGACTTAATTTGAATAAAAGTCACTGTATTGTTTGCAATCCTCTTAATCTTATAAGTGTACAGATTGGGGGAAGTTGCAAAGAATGTTTCACGTTTAACAGTCAACATCACCACTTTTTCCTCAACAATTGAGGGATCAGTAGGAATTTGAAATGTTACTTCAGTAGTCCTTTCAATACTTCTTCGTCCAGACTTTGATCCACACGATGCCAATATCAGACATAGCATGATGATAACAAAACTAATTCTCTTCATTGGATTAAATGTTTCAAGCGTTATAAAAATTTCTTATTTTCTTTAGCTGTCCATGAATCAGGTTGCCAAATTCCTAAACCAATTGAAATAATTCCATCTTTGTAACCGATAAATAGATTAGAATTGTTGGAATTTTTCATGTGGTCAATTAAAGCAATTTCACAAACAACCTTATTATCCCAAGGGCATTTAAGATCCTCAGCTTTCATTTTAATTGCTGATCCAAATTCTTCTACAAAATCATGTTCAGGAGTTTTGTGATTATGTCCCTGACTTAATATCCGATTTGTAACAATACTTGTATATGGGTAAAAACCCACAACTTTGAAATTCTCCGGCTTTAGCCAAAGCATAATTTCACGGGAAAGATAAACCTTAGAAGGAAATGAATCAACTTCTTCAAGTTTTTTTTGTGGTGCTTTTGCAAAAACAAGTATAATTAAAACACCAAATGCTAATCCTATTCCAAAAATTATTATATCTAACATGTGTTTGAGTTTTTAAAGTTTCCTACTCACCCTTTACAAGGCTTTCGGAAACTCAAGATTTTTAGTATATGTCCTCTTTCATGAACTTTTCAGCTTCTTTAATCAAAACATCAGCATTCAATAATTGATTAATCTTACGTAATGTTCAATCGATATCTTTCTCATCTTTAAAATATTACACAAGTTATAATAATGATAATTAATCCAGCTGCAGGTATTTCCATCCCAACAGCTTGTAATTCACGATAAAACGCTATTAATGCTTTCATTGCTGAAATTTAAAAGGTTAATACTTTAACTACAGTTTGTCCTGGTAATATAGAATAAAACCAGTCTAAAGACATAGAATACTCAGTGTCTAAACATGCTTCAATCATATTCTTTACGCTGTCTAGATCGTTAGACCTCAACATAGCTAATAAAGTGACATACAAATTAGGATCAATTTGATCCTGAATCATCTGGAGATTCTTAATCAATTCATTCATATATAAGTTGTTTTGAGTTCTTTCGTTCTTTTCAGGGGTTATTCTTATTCGTACCATGGTTGAAAATCATTCCATAGTCTGTCTTCTTCATCATGTATTTGCTTCCATGTAGCCTTATCATCGTATTGAGGAATACCTCCAAACTTTTCTACTGCCTTTTGAGAGCAATAGGTTTCTTTGGCAGACTTGTAAAATTCCTCAAACTGTTTATCAGAGCCCATGAGAGCAAAGATTTCCAATGAGTTTGGCTTTAGAGTTGGATGCAAATATATGGAAGGTAAAGCTTTTACTTGTTCTACTGAAATTGTAGCAGGATTAAAAATAACTGCTTTCATTCCATGAGAATAATTATTACTACCAAAATTGACGGCAATATGACCATTAATGTCTATCTTTTCCATGAGAATTGTGTTTTTTGAGTTTGAGCTACCATGCACTCCGAGTATTTAGGGATATTTATACTCATCCCAAGGAACATTTTGAGTTAGATTTACATCTATATTCACATACTAATGATTTATAGTAGTGATAATTGATTAAATCTGTGAATTCCCCTACTTGCATAATTAGGGCTTAGAGAGATTCTGGAAATAGTGGAAATATAGGGAGTGGGAGAGTGGCAGAGGCATCTCCCAACCCTTAATCCTTAATTACTTATAGAAGATATATCGTGGTAAATCTCTCTAGAATAAGTACTAAAATAAGTACTAATCCCCAAGTATATCAATAGATTTTCTTGGGAATTTTATCATTATAAGAACGAATAATAACCATAATAAATATAATAAATATAACCCCGAAGTTCTCACTCTCCGGGATTACACATTTTGAAATTTACCATGATTAAAGTGACCATTATTAGAATCGAACTAACCCTCCACTTATGGCCATAACCAATCAACTAAGAATCTACTATCTCCATTCTCAGCTAAGGTTAAAAATATCTCTGTATTCAAAGGCAAGTCTGTGTAACTATTTGGAGCTATCCATCCCTCTCCTTCTATGAACATTCTATAGCTCTCCAAGATAGTTACCTTGGATAATACTGTCACTAAAGATGTTCCTCTTCCATAGGATCTATTATCCCTCCTTGTGTTGTCTTGCCAATACATAGTATACGTAACCTGATTCACTACTTTAGCTCAGGTTGGGCTTAGTCATTACATTCTACCTAATTCTTTATGACGAATTCCAATAGGCATAGCCACGGCTTCCCCTCGCGTAGCCAGAGCAAAGAGGCGAATTTCGCCTAATGTCTTTTGAGTTTAATTAATACATAAATTAATGCTTAAGCTCCGTTAGGAGCTCAAGCGTTAATTTTTGGGGAGTTATGCAACTTCCCATGCGTAATGTTTCTGATCACGCATTACCGGTTGACCTTTTTCGTCAAGTGCAGGTTTACGGTCAGTACCGAAGGTTGGAGTTTTGAAGCTTCCAACAGCTACGCATTTAATCGTTTTCCCATCGATCTCGTCAAGTATCTCAGCTATGCTGATGCTTGTTGGAAGATCTTTGGATTGCGGATGAAATTTACCTTCACGGTCGCGCCTTAGTAACGTTCCTAGGCTCAACAGTTTACCACCTTCGACTTTGATGTACTTAAAGGTAGTCTTAGTAGCCTTCTTCTCCTGAGCTGGAGTCAACGCAGTTGTTACGCGTTTGCCATCTACCATCGTTGCTTCGGCTTCATCGTAATTAGCCTTGTCGATTACCAACTCATCTCCTTCATTAAATGACCAGATGTTTCCGCCAGGGACAACACCAAGTTCTGCGGTAGCAATATCAATTGCTTTAGGAGTACCAACCATTCTTTCGATTACTTCTGAATTTAACAGCATGTCTTTTTATTTTTTAGTTTACCACTAACTCACGGCAGGGGGCTTGAGAGTATAGACCCTTCGCGTTAATATACTATATATCAATTTTTTAAAAAATTTTTAAAATTTTATTTAAAAATAATAACCCCCTACGAAAATAATACGTATATTTGCATACATCAAAATTATTAAAAATGAACAATCGAGAATTATTAACAATCCTAGCATTAAGAACTATAGTAGGAGACGACAAAACTGCAGAAGAATTATCAAAACTTATGAGTTGTAATGATGATACTTTAAGAAAATGTATTAAAGAATTAGAAAACAAAAAGTATATTGAAGTACATAGATTAACTGGGTATGTATATCAATATAAAGTGTTATTAAATTTGGAACTATCTCCTCCTAAATTTCTTAGTTTACCTTTACCTAGAATTACTAAAGAATATTTAAGTAGGATTTATCTTAACTATAATGAATTCAATCTTTTATTTACTAAAACTAAACAAATGAAATTACTTAATTGCCCAACTTGGTTAGGATATAATAATTTTTTAAAATCCTTAGAACCTTATGGAGGTATTACAGATAAATTATTTAATGAAAACTATATAAATAGAACTATATCAAATACTGTTAGAGATACAAATGGTTATTTAAAATATATATATCATGATACTGGGAGACCAAAAAATTATTTATGTAAAGTATGTGGAACTACAGATCCAACTATGTTTAATAAGAAAAGTAAAAGTTGTTGTACTCATTGTACTTCTGGAATACATGATTCAAAAATTATAGATATTGCCAAATATTTTAAATATAAATTTAGTTGTATTAGAGGATCTGCTACTAAAAGAGATTTAGCATTTAATTTAACTGTGGAGGATTTAATTTCTCAATATTTGAAACAGAATAAAGTATGTGCTTTTAGTAAGAAAGAATTTATTATGGGAGATGAAAATTACATGCTCTCTATAGATAGAATAGACTCCACTAAAGGGTACGTCAAAAATAATTTTCAATTTATTAGAATGGTATACAATAGGATGAAAGGCACTTTACCTAATGAAGAATTTTTAACAATACTAAAAGATGCTTCTTAATTCCCTCTCATCTAAAAAATATAAAAATTTTTTTCCTCATCATTATAATTATTCGTATCTTTGTTGGCTCAATAATGAGAAATTAAATGAACTAATATGGAAAAATTAATTGATGACTTGTTTCGAATCAACAAGGATCTATCTCTAAAACTAGAGATAACAGGAAAGTACTCAGAGTCCTATAAACTATCTGTCCTCATGTATAATAGACCTATCTTACATACAGGTCAAAGAACTTTAGAAGAAGCAGTAAAGTATTTTTATCTTCCTGAGACTATCGAGAAACTTGCTTTAGCAATAACTCAAACAGAACCTATTAAAGAACTATGGAGAAAAGCCGCAGAGTTTGATCCTACTTTAACTATTGTTTTAAAAGAAACTATTTATGGGGGATTTAAATTACGGAGAAGTACTCTAAACTCTGAGGAAGATTTTACTCTAAACTTTAATGAACTTCCTGGTTTAGCTAAAATTTTAGAGATTAAAATAGAAGAGAATAGAATAGCTAGTATAGTACGTTCCTTTGGGAAGAACTTTAAAGATAATGGCATCTATAAAGGTGGTTGGAAGAATGTTGGGACTCTTGATGATTTATATAACAACATAGAGTAATGCAACTATTTAATATTCCAACTAAGTTCTCCGCTAATCTATCCCCCGATAATGTACAAGACACTCTCACAATAATAGAGAAAGAAGGCAAGAGCTTTGTTCAAGTATACTGGTATCATGATGACCCTCTATCTTTTTATATAGCAAGTCTATATGTAACAGATACTAAGAAAGGTTTAGGAAATAATCTCTTAGATTTATGTGAGGATCTTGGAAGAGAATTAAGTAAAAAAGACTCTTATCTTTGGGTAGAAAAAAACTCATGGATGCATGAGTGGTATTTAAGAAGAGGCTACACAGACTACAAAGATCATGAGAAAGAAAATTATATATGGATGAGAAAACTCTTATAAAATAAAAACCCCAAGTACTCTTAGTACCTGGGGTTTTCTTTTTCCTATTACCATTTAACAGGAGGTAAAGTAGGAGTAGGACAACAACTCTTTGAAATAGTTTCCATAATAAATATATTTAGTTAATCACAAACTTATGTATTACTACACAAACTTAAAACAATATTTCTGTAGTTACTACTTTTTAATTATTCTCTTGGCAGTAACACTAGCCTCTGGCAACATAATTGAACCAGGCACTTGTAGATAATCCTGTAATCTCTGGAAGGATTCTTTTAACTTAGGGTCTGCCAGCCATTCCTGTGGTTTGTCATAGTACCTAAACTTTTTATAGTCTCCTTTAAATAAAAGATTTCTCAATCCTCCATCTACTTCATTCTGTATCAACTCATCTTTACTATCTTTATAATCTCCTTGCTGTTCATTAAATCTTTTTGTTCCCCAATAAGTAGCATCTTTACCCGCAGGACTTGCTAAGAAATTCTTTTTAAACTCTTCCTTATGATAGTTGAATGCTGGATCTTCTTTAGAGAGACCATGAGATACAAAATCTAAAGCTAAAGTTTGTGGAGTCTCTGTCTCAGGATTATAAATATCAGCATGTTTACCAGGTTGAGGATGGGGTATCTTTACAGAATCTGAATAGTTAATAGATGGAGTATCAGGTCCTATATACTCTACACCATGCACACCTTTACTATTAGGTTGTAGAACTATCTTTCCTTGCATAGCCTTAAGTCCAGGAAATTGTCCTAATACTTGTTGTTCTGTTATTTTACTCCCAGTCTGATGTTTAGGAATTAATCTACCACCTCTTCTTTTAAAAATTATTTCTTTTGGAAGTTCTTTTAAATAATTTGGTACAATATCTTGAAAATGGTTAAGATTAAATCTATTAGTTGATTTAGGGGTACCTTGACCAACCTCAACTATAGGATTGTTTTGTAATAGATAAAATGGATTACCTACTTTATCTAACATACCTGCTTCCTTCTCTGCTTTTAATCTCAAAAAAGGATTTGATTCTCCTCCCCATCCTCCCCATCTACCTGAATAATCTTTTGGGTTAAATTTCCATAAGTCTTGTGTGATTAAAGTAGGCTTCCCATTAATTATTTTATTCTGAATCATGTGGCCTCCAATATCATCTATAGGACTTGCTGGGGACCTGGTTCTTCCTACTGCACCCTGTTCAACAGTAGGTAGGGCATAAGCGTCTGAATACACTGGTTCTCCATGTTTTATACTAGAATTCATCATATAAGTCTTAGCTTTAGGGTATAGTTTATCAAATCTCTCACCTAAAGGAATATTAGCAACATCTTTCCCAGCTTCAACCATAGAACCTGGTTCTCCATATAAATATGTCCTAATTAAATTGCGATTTATATCTGTCTCACCACCAAGTGATCCGGCGTATTTACCAAATTCAGGAGTTGCATATGATATATTTTTAAGTTTACTTAAGGACATTGTAGGAGACCCCCCTGAAATATTCATTACTTTTTCTGCTAGCTTTTTTATAGGAGTACTTAAAGGAGTCCTCATTAATGGAGACATAATTCTATTTCCCGCAGCTTCTCCATATAGTAATAACTTATCTTTTAAAGGAACTGCTACTTCAGAGTCAACTACCTTTTCTACTAGTTTGCCTGGATGTAAAGCCCAGTGATCCAAATTTAATGCATGGTATCCTTTCTCAGGGGCATCTGCAGTTACTCCAGGAATATTCATTAACTTCTTAGTAATATTTGGTAGTGCATCTTCAATTCCCCCAACTACTTTACCTATACCTTCAGCTGTTTTATAAGCTGTTCCACCCATTAATTCATTACCTAATCCATAAGTAATTGCTTGTGCTAGTAAAGGAACTCTACCTTTCCAACCTGCTCTACCTTTCTCTAGTTCATCTTGAGAGGGAAATCTAAATTGGCTACCCATAGTTAAAGCACCAGTACCCATATCAGTAATAAAATTAGTAGTCTTCTCATCAGTTCTAGCATCATTCTCAACTTTCTTTAACTCTGGAGTTTTAAAAGTAGAAGGATTTAAATAAGTACGATTTTTATCAGCTTGATCTATTTGGTCTTGTGTAATTTTATTACCAGTTTGATATTTTGGAGTTACTTTCATATAAAATTTATTTTGATTTACCATACAAAAGTACAAATATTTTAATTAACTTCGCAGTTTTAAACTATATAATATGGGTACACAAGCAAAAATAGGTTTCTTTCAAGAAGTACAAGCAAATGGTTCTGTAGCAAATAGTTTTATGAGGTTATTAGAACTTCTATTCTTCATATTATTATGTGCCTATACTTTCTTTTCCTTTGTGGCATACAATGCTCAACTAATAGAATACACAACTTTATTAAAAACAAACTGTATAACAGAACAAAGTTACAATATGTTAGTCTCTCAACTTAAAAGAATAGATTGGGATATCTTTGTAATTTTAGTAATTGCCTCGGTAGTTCCTAAAGCAATACAGAAATTTGCAGAAGCAAAGACTGGAGTAAAAGATACAACTGAAAGTTCAGTAACAACTACCACAATAGATAAATCACAAACAACAACTCCGTTGCCACCAATACAATAAATAATATGGACACACAAGTAATACAGGATAAAGCCCTGATAGTTAAAACAACACTACAAAAATGGTTGGGATATGGTAAATATATATTAGTAGGGATTCTATTAATTACTGTAATAGTTTTATATTACCAGAATAAAAGTTTAGATAAGAAGAATCAAATACAAGCAGTCTCACTTATGGCACAGACAGATTCTGCAGTAATGTATAAAACTAAAGCTGGGGAAGCTTATTTCCAAACTCAATCTATAGAAGTAGAAAGAAATGCTCTAAAGAAATCATTAGAAGCCCAAGGATTTGATTTAAAACAATTGAAAGCGGAAAAAGTAGCATGGAGAGATGTAGTCTCAACTTTAAAGATGGAATTAGCTGCTGCTGGAGAAATACATACAAATGTTAAAGACTCTATTATACATGACACAATTGTTGGACCGATTCTTTTACAAAAGATATTTTGGAGTAATAAATTTTTAACTTTAAATGGTCAAATAAAAAATAAAGAATTTGATGCCACATATATGTATCAAACTAAAATTAATTCAGTCACAGAGAAACAAGGAAAATCATATATAGTAACCACTTCTCTTTCAGATCCACTTGCTAAAATAACTAATGGATCTCAAATTATAATCACACCCACTTCTAAATGGTATATGAAACCCTGGTTATGGGGAACAGTTGCTTTTATTGGTGGAGTATTTATAGCCAAATAAGAAAAGCCCACATTTAGTGGGCTTTTTTAATGCTGTAGCATTTTTTCTAACATAGGACTATAAAGTACTCCGCCGTTTTTCTCTACAATAACTTTCCTAGGACCTTTCCCACCAGTAGTAGTCATCTCAATTTCTCCCCCATCTTCTTTCTTATGAAAACCATGATGTTTCTTCATAGTCATCGCAAAGGCCTTTCTCCTAGGAGTACAGGTGGGCTTAGTCATTGGTGTACAGTACCCCTCATGCTTTGGGTTTACTGCCCCCTTAAGCCAACCTCCTTTTTTATTTTTAGGAATTAGTAAGATCATGGCAGATTAAATTAATATCCTCTTTCTTTCCTACTAGATGCCAATTGTCTAGATTCAAATGCTCTAGCTTCTTTGTCTTTCTTTTCTTTAGCAGCGATCTCAGCATTTGATTTGTCCAAATCTTCTCTCTGAGATTTTGTAGTATTCATAATAGGAGTCTTTAGATTTGCAGTAGAGTCATTTCTAAATTGTTGTACATTAGTCATTTGTTTAGGATCATTTAAAGGTGGTCTTTTTTTAACAACCTCTATTTTATTTCCATCTTGATTTTTCTTTACTTTAGCTAAAGATATGGCTTCTTGTACTTTTGATTTACCTGTTTGTTTTTCAGGATTTTTTTCCTCAAATTTTCCACCCTTTTGATTCTTTGGTATTAATTTTACACTCATAATATTTTAAAATTTAACGTTAAACTTATTTGCAAAGTTAAAGTATTTTTTATACATTTGCAAACGATAAAGATTATTAATTCACACTAAATATAGATAAATGGAATTACACGAACTTAAGGATTACCTAGATTTGAAATTTGACATGAACAATGAAGTGTTAACCGAAAAATTTTCAAACGTGAATCTACAATTAGGAGCTATAAAAGAGCAAACTACTAAAACAAATGGTAGAGTAAATAAACTAGAAGCAAAGATGGAAGAAACCGAACTTCGTAATAGTACACATATTTTATCGTGTCCTATTAAAAAGGAACTTGATGACTATAAACTACAAATGGGAGAAGATTTATTTCTCTTTACTTTTATGAGAAAGTACCCAAAGACAAGTACAATTATAGGAATGATTTTAATCTCATTAATTGCAGCAGGTGGAGTAGGAAAAGTAATTACACTTTTCGGATTATAAAAAGAATAAAAAGAATAAAAAATAAATAAATGAATGAATTAATATATGATAAGAGAAATGGTAATGTAGCCTTCAGAGATTCTGATCACACATACTTTGATCTCAGAGACCCAAAGAAAAAATATGTATCAGTAACAACTTGTATCGCTGATTATTATGAACCATTTGATGACTTATTTTGGTCACACTATAAAGCTTTAGAAGCTTTATATGGTATAGATAATTTTAAAGGAACAAGAATTAAAACTGAATTACTTAAAACTAAAGTGTGGAAAGACTCTTACTGTACACAATTAGGAATTGATCCTATAGATGTGGAAGAAAATGCTAGAACTATAGCAGAGGGGTACAAGAAAAATAGTAAGGAAGCATGTGACTATGGTACTGCATACCATCTCCAACAAGAACTTAAATTTTATAATGCCCCCACAATTAATCTTCATCAATACGATAAGAGATTTCAAGGAGACTTTGTTTGTAGAAGAGATAATTATGAGTTGGATTTAGAGTATGGAGTTTACCCAGAGTATCTTATCTCATGGGAAGAAGAAGATTTACGTATCTCAGGACAAATAGATCTACTTATAAAAGAAGGAAATAACATTTATCTTATAGATTACAAGACAAATGCTAAAGGAGTTGAAGAAAAATCTTACTTCAATAACTTCACTAAGACTTATAAGATGATGAAGTATCCAGTAAACACTATAATGGATTGCGATAAAGGTCATTATATTCTTCAACTTAGTTTTTATGCTAGACTTCTACAAAAAATTAACCCAAACTTCAACATTAAATTACTTTTAATTAAGCATTGTGATAGAGATGGGAAACAAACTGATATAGAACTTCCTTATATGCCTGGAGAAATTGATAAAATAATCAAGGACATTAAAAAGAAAAACTATATCGAGAGAGAAAGGAGTAAATCAAGATGAAATTGAAACAAATTAAGGACATAGTAGAGGGGCATATCAACGAACTTCTAGGTAATCATAAAGATCTAAGTGAGCATCGTTTAACAATCTGTATGAACTGCCCAATCTATAAGAGTACAATAGCTGGACCATTATGTGATCCAGACAAATGGATAAACAAGGAGAATGAAAGTTCTAATGTATTTTTTGAAGGAGCTATTCGCGGTTGTGGTTGTAGATTAAATGCCAAAACTGCACTAAGACATGCTAGATGCATTGTAAATAAATGGTAATGAATAGATTATATACAGTAGATGAGAATTACTTCTCTGTAATAGATACAGAGTATAAAGCATATTTTTTAGGATTATTATATGCAGATGGTACAAATTATTTAGGAAAAAGAAATAGATTTGAAATTCAAATATTAGAATCGGATAAAGAAATAATAGAAAGATTTAAAGAAGATATTCATTATACTGGGCCTTTACATAATATTCCTGAAAGAATAATGTATAGTAAACTAAAAAATAAAACCTATATATGTAAACCTTTAGTTAGATTAAATATATCTTCTAAAAAGATTTGTGAAGATTTAGAAAAATTAGGAATGTCTAATAATAAAACTTTCACTTTAAAATTTCCGACTGCAGAACAAGTCCCTATTAAATTTATTTGGCATTTCTTAAGAGGGTACAGTGATGGAGATGGCTATATAAGAAATACAGAGTGGTCAATAATTAGTACAGAAGAATTTTGTAATTCTGCAGCCAATTTAATAACTAATGATTTATCTTTAAAGAAAACTATTAGAAAAAGAGGAAGTGTGTATGAAACCCACATAAGTGGAAATTTAAATACAGAGCTATTCCTTATAAAATTATATAAGGAATCTTCTATATATTTAAATAGAAAATATAAAACATTTACTAAACTTCAAGAACAAAATAAAATAGTTAGTATCTCTACCTTACAAAGTAGAGATACTAAGAAAATAGCACAAGAAAATAAAATTATAATCATTAATAGGATAAAAAATGGTGAAAATATTATTAACTTAGCAAACGAATTAAATATCCACTATACTACTCTATATAGATGGATGATAAAAAGTAATAGAGTAATAAATTAAAATAATGAATTATGAGTAATGAAAGAACGTTAAAAGTTAATCACTCCAATATAGTGATTAAAGTAGTCGACAACAAGTACAGAAAAAAAGTAACCGCTAGTGGTCTTATTCTTCCCGAGGATGGTTTACATTTCTCACAAGAGACTGGGCAAGTTGAAAAAAATTTAGAAGAAATTATAGCACTCGCAGAAATTATTGCTGTAGGACCAGAGTGTAAGTATTATGTAACCGGAGATGATGTTTATGTTGATACTAGAAGTTTACGCCCAATTCCATTTGATGGTAGAGGTTACTTCTGTACAAACGAACAGAATGTCCTATGTGGAGTTGAGTAATGGAAATAGTTAAAGTATATTATCTCCCAGGAGATATTTGCGAAATCAAACAAGACATTCCTAATAAACCACTTATGGTGGTTAAAAAGAAATACTCTAAAACGATTCGCCCTAACCCATTAGATTTAAAGAAAGATTTTCTCTTAGGTATTGTCTGTTATTGGTTTACCACAACAGGAGAATATCAAGAAAATGTTTTCTCCACAAAAGATTTGAGAAAAGTATAAACAAGATATAAAAAGAAAGGTTTGGATTCATCTAGGCCTTTCTTGTCATTTTAAATAAACAATTATTATGGAAAAACAAGAGAGTGCTGAATTTCTACAGTACATGGCTAAGAAATTGAAAGTGAGTTCACAAAAAGATTTAGAAGCAGCCCTCACAGGTATGGGACCTGATAAACTAAAAGCCGCTTACCAAGAATTTAAAAACCAAAGTGGAGGTGTAGAAGATTCTAATTATTCAAGTGAAACATCTGAGTATAAAGATGGTGGAGTTTTAGATTACTTTAAATGTCTTAATCTTTTAAAGAAAGGTGGAGTTGTAAACTGTGGTTGTGGAAAGAAAATGGAAAAAGGTGGAGCAGTCCCTAAAGCTTTCTTAGGGTCAATACTTTCTGGTGCTAAAGCAATTTTTGCTGGTGCTAATACAGCAGGCAAACTTGCACAGGGTGCCTCAACTGCTATGAAGATAGGTAAAGGTATACAACAAGCTGGTAATATAATTAATACAGGATCTCAAATTCTTGGGACTGCTAAATCTTTAATGGCCCCAACAACTACTGCACAGACTATGCCGACTGCACAAGTTGGAATAAATCCACAAGTTCCACAAGCAATGAATCCAGTAACTGCGCAAAATACTCCTACACTAGGTAAGCAAAGTATCCCAACATTTACTCCAACAGGTACTCAACCAGGAGTTACTCCTGGGCAACCTAAACCAATGTACTCTGAGGATGGAGGTAAATTAAAAAAGTTGAAAGACTTAAAGAAATCAGCAAAAAAAAAGTGATGCAACAAGGAGGAAAGTTTAGTATGAAACCTGAGGAAGAACCCTCAAATAATCAACTATCTTATCCTCAAGCATTACTCAAAAATAAATTAAAGGGAGTTCGGAAATTTAATTGGAGAGGTAGACAATTTCGTACCGTCCAAGATGCATTAAGTGCAACTCGTATCCCTAAATAGAGAAATAAAATAAATGAATTAATATGGAATTATTTACAATAAATGAAAATATGCAACCAGTAATCAACAAACCTGATGTCTTTTTAATTAAAGAGTTTAAGGCTTTGTTTGAGACACAACGTTGTAAGATGCCAGGGGACACCAAAGGAGTTGATAAAATTCGGGCACAAAGAGAGTTAGCATATATCTTTTTAGTATATGATTGGAAAACTCCTTACTCTGAGTATTCTTTAAAGGAAAGACAAGAGGCTGCTGTATTAGATAGTCAAATAAAACCTGAGTGGGCAAATGATCCCTTGGTTAAAGTAGCAATAGAAAAATATGAATCTCTGCAAGACACAAGAATTTTAAGGTTGCTCAACTCTGCATACAAGGCCGTAGATGAACTTAGACTTTACTTTGATACCTTGGATCTAACTGAGAGAGATCTTGCGGGAAAACCGATATTTCAGACCAAGAATGTCATGGCAGAGATAGCCGGATTAGGTAAGACTGTTGAGGGACTCCAACAATTACAATACATGGTTATGAAGGAGAGAGAAAAATCTAAGGATTTACGTGGGGATGCGGTTCCCGGATTATTTGATTATTAATTATGGCTACTAAAATAAAATGGGATATAACCACTGAAGAAATATTAAAACTTCATAAGGAAGGAAATGCATTTTTTGACGCTTCTCTTTCCTATCAAATTACTGGTTACCGTCCCATCACAGCAACACAAGGATTAGATTTTGATCCATCACCTTTCACAGAAGTAGGTAGAACATATGATTCAACTAAAAGATTCACAACACTACCAACACAATCTAAAGCACATAGAGATTGGTGGCTGAATCAACATAAGATCTCAGATGAAGGTCTAATAATAAATGGATATAGAGTAACAGGAGACCATTATTTCTTCTTAAACTTTTACACTATGCCAAAATCGAAAGACACTAAGAAAGCTGGTGCTGGTAGAGCTGAGGGACGTCCAGATTTCTGGGCAAGTCACTATGAGTTTTTTCACTACATAGAACTTTGTGAAGTACTTGGCTACGATGCAGTTGTTTTAAAAGCTCGTGGAGTTGGAGCCTCTGAGGTTGCAGCTTCTTTAGGGGTACGCCCATATACAACTACTAAAGGTTACTCTGCTCTATATGTAGCTTATGCTGATAGTTTCCTTGAACCACCTAAGGGTATTTTAGGAAAATGTTGGAAACAATTAGACTGGTTAAACTTAAATACAAATGGTGGGATGAGAAGAGTTCGTATGGGACCTGATACAACCTATCAAAAACAAGCAGCTTTAAAAGATAGAAACGGTGAACTTCATGGACATATGTCTCTACTCTCAGGGCAGATTGTAGATAAACCTGATAAGTTGAGAGGGGATCGTGTCGATAGATTGTTTTATGAGGAATCTGGTAGTAATAAATATCTTACAGATTCTTGGACTGTAGGAGAAGCTCTTGTAATTATTAATGGTAGGCGACATGGTATTCGTGTAGCTTATGGAACTGGAGGTTCTGAAGGTCCAAATTTAGAGGGATTAGAAAGAATGTTTCTTGATCCTAAAGCATACAGTGTACTTCCATATAGACATCATTTCTCAAAGAAAGGAGAGGAAGCATACACTGGTTACTTTATACCAGCTTGGGCCACTGTAATGGATGCTATGGATAGTAGAGGAGTAGCTAATGAAGAACAAGGAAAAGCATATTATCAGAGAACACGTGATCTTAAAATAAAGAATTTTAATGACTACTCAAAATATTGTGCAGAATATTGTTTCTATCCTGAAGAAGCTCTATCTCGTCAAGGAAATAATAACTTTGATCAGGAAAAATTAGCAGATCAATATACTGAAATAGTATTTAATAAGTCTACTCCTAAAGTAAAACGCGGTTATACTAAATGGACCTATGAGAAAGATGCTAAAAATATGGCAACTACTAAAATAATCGGAGTTGAATTTATAGAACATCCCACAGGAACTACCTATATAGTAGAGGAACCTGTTAAAGATAAGAAGGGAAATCATATACATGATTTATATGTTGCTGGGATTGACTCTATTGATAAAGGTACAGGAGATTCTATAGTAACAAATGGATCTAAGTTTTGTATTACCATAAAGAAAAGAACATTTGGTATGAATGGGGGTAATCAATATGTTGCTTTTTATATGGATAGACCCTTTGACGTTAGAGAAGCATATGTTAAAGCAGCACAATTACTTATAATGTATGATTGTAAAGCTAATGTAGAGGATACAAAGATTGGAATTGTTGGATATTTTAGAGAAAAACATTGGATACATCTCTTAATGAAACGTCCTCAATATGCTCTACAAGGTGACATAAAAAATCCACCTAATGCATTTGGTACACAAGGTACTGAAAAAATGATTATGCATGGGATAGAATTAATAGAAAACTATATTATTGATTATTGTCATACTATAGATTTTATCCAGATAATTGAACAACTACAAAATTGGAGTTGGGAAAAGAAAGGAGACTATGATATTGTTTCCTCTATGGTTATGTGTGAGATTGGAGATGAAGAGATGATGGGAATTGCCCCTAAACAAGAAAAGATAGAAGAAGATGTATGGCACGACATAGGTTATTATACTGATGAATATGGAAAACGCCAATACGGAATTATACAAAAAAGTAAACAAGCAGAAGATGCTATAAAATCAGCACTATATGGACACAACACCTTTTAAAGACTCAATTAGACAGTTCTATAAAGATACTTTTAATGTAGATTATATCTCAGATTTTACCATAGACTATTATGATGATGGAGATATCTTTAGATTTACAAGTAAATTTGTATTAAACCAAGAAAATAAACCTATTACTATCTCAGGACAATTCTTAACTCTAACAGAATTTACTAACTTTGCAATTAGAGAATTAAAACAAAGAAGATTTCCCACAATAGATTATTTTAAACTAGTTCATGCAGAAAGTTCCGAGGAAAAAGAAGCTAAAGAAAAACTAGAACAACACTAAAACATTAAATGATATGGGTTTACAAGTTATATCCTACAATAATAATGATAATCCAGCAGGGTTGTTAACTGCTATTTTACCATTACTTATAAATATTGAGACGAAAGAAATCTCTTTAACAATAGACCCATCTTTAATAATTAAAGAAGGAAAACTATCTATAGTTACACCTATCCCCTCAATTGAGGGACATGTAGGAAAATCACTATTAACAGATGGTCTTACTGTATATTGGGGTAATTTAGAAGGTCCATCCTCATATACTCAAAAGGAAATTGATAATTTTTTCTCAGGCATTACTCCTATTGTAGGATACAATAATACCTATTGGGATGCTGCTTATAAACACTCAATTATAACATTTGGAGATGTACATGGTATATCCGTAGATGATTTAATATATGGTTTAAAGGATAACTTATTTACAGGTCTAAATGATTTTCAAGGTGAAACCCATATGATATCACTTGATTTTCAAACTCAAGTAGAAAACCCTAATGCTATTCCATTAGTTTATATACTACCAACTTATATGGAAGGTAGAGTATTTTATAATAAAGAGGAAGATTCTCTATCTTTATATAATAGCGATATCACTAAACCACAAGTAATTTCTCTAAAAGGACATAAGCATTATCAACTATACCAACCAGACGGGACTAATCCTTTTGTCTACACTAGCAACGACGGAAAACTTCATATTGACGGAAGTATAGTTCAATCAGGGGTTAATTACGAAACTCATGCCGAACAGGTTTACACACAAAAGGATTATATAATTCTCAGGGATGGTGCAATAGCAGGTTTAGCAAACGGGGCATATGCTGGATTTCTTGCGAAACTGTATGATGGTGTCAATGACGGGCACCTTGTATTTGATAATGCCGGCATCGCGCGAGTTGGTGATGTAGGCAATGAGCAACCGATCGCGACGCGAATTGAAACCCCGACAAATGGCCAATTTGCATACTGGGATTCAGCTAATACAAGATTAAATTTTAAAGCATTATTAAGTTCTGATATACCAGCATTGAATTATTTACCATTGTCAGGTGGTACTTTAACAGGTGCATTAACTGTTAATGGAGAAATAAAAAGTTCTGTGACATCTGCATCTGTAAGTTATACAGCATATAGTCCAGGGAATGGTTATCCAAGGGGGCAAATGCTGATTGACTATAATAATCTTCAAGCTGTAAATATAGGATTTTCAATTGCGCCTGCTTTTGGGGCACCCAGTACCTTTACACGAACCTTAATGCAAATTGATAATAATAAGGTATCAACAAATGCGGGTTATAGGTCATTAGTTTTAGTTCAAGATTCTATAACATTTGCTTCAATAGCAACAGTTGGAGGCAATAACGGAAATGGTGGAGGAACTCCATTAAAGTTTTCAACAAAAACATATATAGGAAACAATTCAGGATTAGTTATTAATAACGATACTAATCAAACTGTGAATATAGGTACCGATGTATTAAGTTCTACAAATCAATTAAATGTAATTGCTCGTACTGGAATGTCTGCTGCATATTTTGAAGGAAATGTATCAGTATTAGGTAATTTAACTACTTCCTCATTTATAAAAACGGGAGGTACAGCAGCACAATTTTTAAAAGCTGATGGTTCAAGTGATGCAACAGTTTATTCAGTTACAACACATACGCATCAAGATTTAGTAACAACTCAACAACAACCTGATTTAAACACATATACAGTTGCTTTAACCTTAAATTATAAACAGATATTACAAGCATCTTTAAATATATTTCCTGTTGATAATAATGCAAATAGTGTGTTAACAATTTCTACATACACTGATTCTAATTATGCGCATCAATTAGGATTTTCAGGGTATGGAGATATTTATCAGAGATATAAGAGCGCAGGAAATTGGTCACCATCTTGGTATAAGGTTTTTACTGAAAAGAATTTTAATTTAACATCAGTTCCTATTACTGCAAGTACTGTAACATCAGCTAATGGATTTTATATTGGAGCTAATAACATAAATACAGCCAATATATTAACTAATGTATGCTACAAAAATCAGAACAACAATTTTTCAACAAGTCAATCAATTTCTGGTATGATTACCGCAACACAACACAATATAAGTGCTTTAAATACAGCACCAGCATCAGCAACAGCAACAGGAGTATTAGGTGAAATAAGAGTAACAGCAACTTACATTTATGTTTGTACAAATGCTAATACTTGGGTAAGAAGTGCTTTAACAACTTGGTAATTATAAAATTATTTTGTATTTTTGTAAAATGAATTAATAAATTTTTAATATGAAACACATTGAAGTTAAAAACCTATGGGAAGGTTTGAATATCCTAGTTGAGTATATTTCAAAAAACAAGATAAAAAATACTTATCTTAATTATGGCTTAAAGAAAAATGCTCGTATATTGGAAAGAGCAACTAAACTTATTCAAGATAGTATTTCTGAAGAACTGATTGCTTTGGAAAAGAAAGCATATAGTGCTGGAGAAGACTTAGTTAAAGATTTGGAAGATAAAACCAATGCTTATCAACTTGGCTTTGCAACTCTAACAGAAGAAGAAAAAGAATTACATACAACATTAGCAAAAGAATATAATGAATTCTTACAGAAAGAAAGTGACGTTACTCTATATATGTTAGACCTTGAAGAAGTTAAACATACAGAGATGGAATTTCAACCTTCTAGTATCTTAGAAAATTTTATAAAAGAATAAATTTTAATAACCTAATACTAATCAATAATGAGACAATTTGATGATTACTTTGCAGTTATATTAGGACATGAGGGAGGTTATGTAGACCATCCTAGTGATCCAGGTGGTAAAACCAATTATGGCATCTCACTTTTATTTTTAAAAGGATTAGTATTAGCAGAGGGCGATATAGATCATGATGGTGATATAGATGGTGATGATATCAAAGCACTTACAGTAAATGATTCCAAAGGACTTTATAAAAAGTTCTTTTGGGATCCTTTGCATTTTGAGGGACTTGTGAATGAAGAACTTAAATTACATATATTTGATCATGGCGTAAATGCTGGTGTAAAAACTGGTGTAAAACTTCTACAAAGAATCCTAGGATTAACTGAGGATGGAACTATAGGACCTATTACTATTAAAACAACTAATAATTATCCTGGAGATATTATTGCAAAATATAAAGAAGCTAGACAAGGATATTATCTTTCAATCATAGCAAAAAATCCAAGACTAACAGTATTTCAAAAAGGCTGGTTCAACAGAATTAATACAACAATATTTAAAGTATGAATATATTCAACTACAATTCCTCAGAATTATTATCTGAGAAGGACAAACAATCTGAAGAATACTTAAAAAGTACTATAGATAAAGCTATTACTGAACTAGTTATGGATAAAGACTATTTAAGAAAAGCATATAACTACTATAATTGTATTAGAGATAAGGATCAGTTTCGTCATCTAGAAGAAAACTTTGGTATAGGAACACCAACTGCTATAGAGTTTGTACCTTTAGTTAAAAGACATGTGGATGCTTTAATAGGAGAACTACTATTATCAAAACTTAAACCTAAAATTACTTGTAAAGATTCTGAGACTCTTTCTAAAATAGAAATAGAAAGTCAAAAAGCAATATATCAAGCAGAATTAGGAAGACTAAAACAACAATTATCTGTAAATATTCAAGGTATATTTGGTCAAGGACCTCAAGATCCTAATAATCCTACACCACCTCCAGAAGATAATGCTACAGAAGATGAGATTACTAAATTAAAAGAAGTTACTAAGAGAGATTTTGTTTCTGAATTTGAGATTGCGGCTCAAAATATGATTGAGTTCTTCCTACAATCTAGAGAAATCAATTTAAATTTAAAAAGAGAGTATCTTTTTAAAGATTTACTTATTGGAGGGCAGTGTTACTATAAAACAGTTAAAAGAAAAGGATCTCCTATTCCAACTGTTGATGTATTAAGTCCCTTTGATGTATTCCCTGAAATTAATTCCAACTCTCCCTATATAAATAAATCTCGTAGAATAGTGTATGTAAAATACATGTCTAAAGAAGAAATTATTTTTGAATTTGGAGATAAAATGAGCAAGGATGAATTAGAAATGTTACAAGGAGTAAACCTTGAAGCGTTTTCTCATAATGTTTATTATATACGAGCAGAATCGGGAGGTATTGTTTCTAATGTAGAAGCAACTATTCCAGGAACTTACCCTTATTATAATGATAATTTTTCAAGTAACAATAGGTATCCTGTATATTATGTGGAATGGTTAGAAAATAATAAGATTGAGGTAGGAGATGAAGAGTATTATCAATTAGATAGATATAAAGGAGCTAGAATTGGTTCAGAAATCTATTTAGATATGGGCAAAGATGAGGATGTAGTACGTAGTATGGAAGATCCTTATAGTTGTACATTGACTATTAATGGAATACAAATGACTTCACGTTCTGGTAAACCATTCTCCATGGTATTATCCACAGCTAACTTACAAGATAGATATGATTTATTACATTGGTATCGTGATACTTTAATTGCTAATTCTGGTGTTAAAGGGGACTTTATGGATGTCTCTACTCTCCCAATGTTTCTAGGAACATCTCCAGAAGAAAGACTTTTAAAATATAAAGCTTATAAAAAATCTGGTACAGCATTATTTAATTCGGCTCAAGAAGGTAGAGGCCAACCAATGAACACTACATTTGCTGGATTTGATGACACTGTTTCAGGACAATCTATTCAGGCTATACAATTAGCTATAACTCAAACAGAAGATATATGTTCAGCTATTACCGGAGTCTTTAGAGAAAAACTTGGTGATATAGAACAAAGAGATGCTGTAACAAATGTTGCAGTAGGTATGAAAAATTCTGCAGTTATTACTAAGCAATACTTTAATACATTAGATGGAGTTGTAAAAGAACTTCTTACAGATATGTTGAATGTGGCTAAAAAATCTTTAAAGGGAGAATTTAAAGGCTCTTTAATATTAGGTTCTCGTCTCTCTAAAATTTTTACAGTGCTTCCAGAACACTTATCTTTTACTGATCATGATATCCATATTGGAGATAGTGAACAAATTACAAGAGATATAGAGTTAATTAAGAGTATGACTATGGAACTAATGAAAGGTGGTTTAGTACAACCTGAACTTCTCTTTGAAACTATTACTACAGAGAGTTTAACTGAATTTAAAGAGTCTGGTCTTAATGCTATTAAGAAACAAAAAGAAGAACAAGGTGTTACACAACAACTTCAACAACAAGTTGCACAACAAACACAACAACTGAAAGAAGCTCAAAGTCAAATTCAACAACTTACTACTAAACTTCAAAGTCAAGATCAAACAGACATTCAAGTTAAGCAAGGAGAATTGCAAATGAAGACTGAACAAGGGGCTACTAAACTTAAAGATGATAGAGAATACAAAACTAGAGAACTTGCTTTAAAAGAAAAACAAATTCAAGCAGAGGTTCTACAATTAGGAGATAGTAATAATAAAAATGATGAAATTAAAAATATAGCATGAACATAACAAATTATAAAACGGGATTTACCATAAATGCTTCTACTTTGGTAGATCAGATAGTACTTACTACGGTAAGTTATTTAGGTCTAGATAAAACTGTATTAGTACAATCATTTCTAACTAATGCCAGTAGCACTTATGATTTTTTACAAGATGGTGTATTTCAAATAGATCAAATGATACTCTCCACTATTGTAGGCCCAACAGGATATTATTCTACAGCAGGTAAAGTATACTATAATACTGTATTAGTTACAGATTATACTACTATGTTGACTAATACTGCACTAACTAAAGATTCATTAAAGATTATAGTAATTACTGATATAGAACGTTGTTATCAAGAGATTCTTCAGAAACTCTTAGATGACAAATTATATAGAAAATGTACTACTACTGCTTATGAGAAGGAAGTATGTGATCTATTGCAGATGGCTCTCTCTTCTATTAAATTCTCAGCTGAACTAGGTTTAGTTTATCAAGCTCAAAGGATTATAGAATCTATTAAAGCTTCTTGTAGTATATGTAATTTCTCTGGAGTAAGTGTTTACAATGTAAACTGCGGATGCCATGAATGAACTACAACTTAAATTAATTATGAGTTTCATTAAATTATTAGAATCTTATGAGGTGGGTAATCCCCTACCTTATAAGGATCTAAAGTTCTCAATAGAAACTTTTGAGATGAATTTACTCTCACCACAAAAATATTACGAACTCATATGGGACAACCTATAATTTTAAATGGAGAGATAATTACCCAAGATGAAAATACTCCTACTAGAAATACTGATACTGTACTCATAGTACCTACTGCAATAAATGTATCTCCTTCTCATTTTGATGATCCTATCATCATTTATGAAGATAATATATCTCCAATTGATTTTGCTGCAAAAGAAATAGTGTTAATTCCGAGGCAGACTTCTCCGATATTAAATATAGCTATACAAGATATAATTAACTGGAATTTATCATATAGTTGGGGTGATCACTCAGGTTTATACAAACCTTTATCTTATGTACCTACATGGAGTGAAATATTATTAAAACCTACTTTTGCTACTGTAGCAACTTCAGGAAGCTACGCAGATTTACTCAACAAACCAGCTTTATTTTCAGGCAATTATTCTGATTTAATAAATAAACCATCAATATTTGATGGAAATTATAATTCTTTAAGTAATAAACCTTCTTTATTTGATGGTACTTGGACATCATTGAATGGTAAACCTACATCATTAAGTTCATTTACAAATGATCCTGGTTTTATTACAACCTTTATTGAAACTGATCCTACTGTACCATCATGGGTTAAATCTATTACTCAATCTTCAATTACTGCTTGGGATGGAGCTGTTAATAGTGCACATGCTCATGCAAATAAAAGTGTGTTGGATGGTATTTCATCCTCTGATATTATTAATTGGAATTCTAAACAACCGGCTGGTTCTTATCTAACTTCTTTTGCTGGACTTATTGAGGAAATAGCATTTGAATTTAGAGATATAACTCCAGGAGTTGCACAGATTTATATCTTAGATATTAAAGCATCTTTTGGTTATACTATAGAAGCATTAATTGCAGAAACAGATACAGGTACTTTAACCGGAGTTTCCATAAAAATAGATTCAACTTCAGTAACTTCACTTTCTTCTGTCACAATTACAACTATAACAGAAACTACAAGTACAGCATTAAAAACTGTTGTCACTGGTAATCAAATTACTATTAATACTTCTACAGGATTTACAGGTGCACCAACTACTTTACGAGGTAAACTTAAACTTATAAGAACATGAGATTACTTTATATAATGGCTAAAAAAATAATAGGTGGTTATGGAAGACTTTATAATTGGTTCTGTACGCAACCGCAAACGAAGGTTAAGTATGGGTATTTGTATAATTGGTATGCGGCAACTGATGTAAGGGATATCACGGCGAGTAATGCTCATGTTCCAAGTCGTACAGAGTGGGAAACTCTTTTAAATTACGTTGACGTCTATGATGCCGACGGTGGATATTGGCCGAACGCGGGTGGAGAGCTTAAAGAAGTTGGATTAACTCATTGGAACAATCCTAATACAGGAGTAACTAATCAATATGGGTTTAGTTCTCGTGGGTCTGGAGATAGGTCTGAATGGTCAGATATAGAATGGGGTTTTGGAGGCAAGAATGAATGGTCTAATTATATCGCATTAGAAATGTACGATGCGACCAATTCTTACGGGTATGGCTTCTCCAATAATTCTACGTGGGGTCTATTACAACCTATTGATATAAAAATGGGAAACGCCATTCGCCTAATAGTTGATTCCCCTACTGAAATAAACGGAAATTCAGCTATTTACGTTGGCAACAACCTTCGACGTTATAAATGCTGTCTAATCAATGGGATATGGTACACTGCCGAGAACCTTGCCGAAACAAAATATCGCAATGGTGATTTAATCCCCAAAGTAACCGACAATGCAGCTTGGAGTGCATTAACAACAGGTGGTTATTGCGCCTATAACAATGACGAGGCAAACGCATTTGAAACGGCAAGTATCGCACCTGTGGGATTTCACATTGCAAACGTAATTTATGATTTTCCAGTTGTTTCTGAGTGGATGGACTTAATACACGCAATTGAGCCGACTGGGACAGGGGCGGTAAATACGGCGGGTGGCAAACTAAAAGAGGTGGGTTTAACTCATTGGGATAGTCCAAATACAGGAGCAACAAATGAGGTTTACTTCAATGCGGTAGGTTCAGGGTATAGGCTTATGGATGGGTTATTTTCATCATTAAAACTTTATTCTATATTTTGGAGCAGAGGGGAATATTGGGCGGATTTAAACTACGCACCCGCCGCACTATTATACCACAACGATGCTACAATGGCGGCAACAGACGATACTAACGGGTATGAAATAGACAAGCGAATAGGTGCATCACTCCGAATGATTAAGGATGATTCGGAGTGGACTGCCGGAGATACGGTAACCGATGCAGATGGGAATGTTTATCCTTTGGTTAAAATTGGAACTCAGGTATGGACTGCATTGAATTGGAAATGCACCAAATTAAATGATGGAACACCAATTCCAAATGTCACAGATAATACTACATGGGCAGCAATGACTACTATGGCTCAATGTATTTACAATAATGATATTAAAAATTTATAGTTATCAACAAAGAAAATTATAATTATTTAGTTTAATAAAAATGTAACTTTAGGGTTAACTAATTTTAAACTAAATAATTATGGAAACTCTTTTAATCAACGCTTTAACATTACCCAATATATTAAATATTGGAAATATACTTCAAGTTAATTCTGATTGGAATGCAACTTCTGGTCTGCACAAATTTTAAATAAACCTATTATTTCTACAAAGACTTCACAATTAACGAATGATTCAGGATTTATAACAAAAGATCAATGTAAATGTAGTTGCAAATGTTGTAACTCCGAACATATAACAAATGATTTAATACCAACTTAAATGGATTTAAACAAAGTAGTTAAATTAGAAACAGTTCAAAATAAACAGCAACTAATATTAGGTTCTGCTGAGTATGACACCATTATACAATCAAAAGGTAAAGTAGCAATACAGGTGGGAAGAAAATTTACGGATATAACTAATTTAGTTGCTCAACCTATAGGAGTGCCAAGAGTATTTCCAATTTCTTCTATGGACTTTATCTCAGGAATTACAGATTATTCATATGATATTGATATGCAAAAATTTGATTGTATCTCATGTAATTGGAAACTTTCACAATTAGATTCAACTATATCAGCTTATAATTTAACTATTAGATTAGTTTCTGCTTACCCCTATAAATTAAATACAATACATCTTAATATTATTAATGATACCGAAGAAATTTCTAGTATACCTATTAATATTAACTTTACTACAATTGATGGAGAAGCTTCCTTTGGTTTTGAAACAATGCCTATAGTTATTGCTTTTTCTGAGAATCAAAAAGTTAGGAGTCGATTTTTAATTTTTTACTATGATCCTGAAATAAAATATTGGTTTAATCCATTATTTTAGTAAAAAAATTTGTATTTGTAAATTAAAAAATATACATTTGCGGAATTAATTAATATGAAATAATATGGAAAATGCAAATATGCACATAGTAGACCCATCATACTTTGATAATGATGGAGATAATGAAGAAATTAACGGAGAACTAATACCTATAGAAGGTATGGAGGATCCTAATGCGGATGGCTTAGGAGATCTCACAGATCTCACAGTAAAACAAATTATACCTGAACAGGTAGAATTACAATCCCAACAATTACAATCACAAACACAAGAGACAGATGTAGTAGAACTCTTATTGAAAAATAAGGGAATTATTGACTCACATGCTATTCTTTTTGAAGATGAGGATGGATTAGAAATTACTAAAGATTTTTATGAACTTACTCGTGAGGAACAATTAGAAATATTAGAATCTAATGAGAGTGATCTTAACTACGGTTTGGAAAGTGATGAAATTGAAACTATTAATTTTTTAAGAGAGAATAATGTTACTCTAGACGAATTAATTCAATATTATAAAAAAGAGGCAATTGATGAGTACCAAAGTGCAAATCAAACTGATTTTGAAATAGATAATTATACCGACGAAGAACTTTACGTTTTAGATTTAAAAGCCAAGTATGATGAACTGACTAATGAAGAATTAGAAATTGAATTGACAAAAGCTCTAGAAAGTCCAGATTTATTTAAGAAAAAAACAGATAAAATAAGGAGTGAATATAAAACCTTAGAGGAAAATAGTAGAATAGCTGATAAAGAAGAACAAATTGCTTCACAAGATGCAGCATTCTCACAGATAATTAATGTTCTAGCAGATGTAGCCGCTAATACAGAGGAGATGTTTGGGATAACATTAGAAGATCAGGATAAAGAAGATATTATAAATCTAATTGTAGATAGAGATTTAAACGGTGTAACTCCGTTAGTAAAAGCGTTAGATGACCCAGCTCAATTATTCAAAGCTGCTTGGTTTATTTCTAAAGGAGAGGAGGCCTTTAATATTCTGCATAGTTACTACAAACAAGAAATTGAAAATGTAGGAAAATCAGCATATCAAAAGGGAAAACTCGAAGGTGTTAAAGGCTTACCAAGTAAACCTATTAATAGAATCCCCGTAGGAGATCAACCTAGACAACAAACTGGAAATAAGCCACTTCATCTAGATGACCTTTACCGCAATATAAATGATTAATTCACCAATAATTTAAAATTATGGCTTTAGTAACAAATTTTACGAGTCAACAGTCCTCAATGGGACAGACTAAAACGTACGAAGATTTCGGAAAGTTTTTGGGGTTACGCCCACATAGACTTGGTATCGTCTCAAAAATGTACCCTAATTTAACAGCATCATTCTTAACTGAATCTCTGTTGAATGTTTATTACAATGAAAACAAAGCTTCTAAATTTCAAAGCATTGATGCAATGGTATTTGAATGGGAGATTGATGTTAATTTCATTAAACGTGTAGAATTCGCAGCTGTTCCAGTTGGTGTTGGTGCTAATGGTGCCGATATTATTATGGCCTTCAAAGAAAGATACTACGAAAAATATGATACCTTCCGTATTGAAGGATCTCGTCAACAGTGTTTTGTAAAAAGTTCTCCAATTCGTAGATCTGATAATTACTGGGAAGTAATTGTTCAATTGATTGATGCAGATTTCTCTAGTATCTTAGATACAACTGCAACACAAGTAGGTTCTACTACTCGTTGGATCTCTAATTATCACCCTGAACTTTCAGAAGAAGGTTTTACAAAATATCAAAGCAACATTGAACGTCATAGAAATCACATCTCTCTTCATAGAAATGATGTATCTTTCTCTAGTCAGTTCGCAGCTCTAGAAGATGTATTTATTTCAATTGGTCAACCTGATGGTGCCAATAATGGTAACTTCAAAGAGGTTGTTTATAAGATGAAGAAAAAAGAACAGGAATGTCTTGAATCATTCATGTTGGCTAGAAACCAAGGATTACTTTTTGGTAAATCTAACTTTGACAAGAATGGTAAATGTACTATTACTGATCCTAAAACTGGTCGTGCAATCCCAATGGGAGATGGTCTTATTGCTCAAGTTGAAAGATATGCAAATATCTATGCTTATGCTAGATTAACTATCAACGCTTTCGATACTATGATCGAAACAATGCGTGAACGTGCAAAAGAACCAACTGGTAACCAATGGGTATTCGTTTGTAATGAAAAAATGTGGTCACAAATCCAAAGAACTCTAAGAGAATATCTTAAAGACTGGAAAACAAATGGTGTATTCTTCTATTCGAAGAAAGCTGGTGGTATGGTAGAAGTAGGGGCAACCTTCGATACTTATAACTTCGGTGGTAACCAATTAACTTTCCATGTTGATAGAAGTTTAACTTATGAGTACCCTGACAAAGGATATGGAATTTGTGTTGACTTAACTTCAGATGCTTCTACAGGAACTCCTGCAGCTCAGATGTTCACACTTAAGGGTGGTGAATTCATCAGAGGCGTACTAAAAGGAGTTGGTGGTATGGATGGTGTAACTTCAGGTGATGTAAATACTTCTGTAGCAGGTAGTAAGATAATTCATATGGGTTATGCAGGGATAGGACTCTACAACCCGTATAGAAGTTTCATTATGAAAGAGCAGTAATCGTTAGATAACTATATAAAATAAGGAGTAGAAATACTCCTTATTTTTTTTGTCAAAAATTTTTAACAAAACATGCAACTAATTGAAAAAGATTTCATATATTTGCGAAATAATCAATTAATGAATTAATATGGAAAATATAATTATTATTAGGGCGGTAATGAAAATTACTAGATGCCACATGGAACCTGCTAAGGATCCTAAAACCAATCGCTTTGGCCCAACAGTTAGGGAAATTGATTCTAAAGGAGATATGATTCTCTCAGATGAAGACAAAAAAAGCAATAAATTTTTTATCAAGGCAAATGATGTTATTGACATCTATGATGGTAAGGAATTTAATTTAAACGACGAAGTAGATTTTGCTTGGTGGGAAGCTATTAAAAATAGTCCTTCTATTGCAAAAGATAGAGCTGAGAAAGATGCTTTAGGAAATTTAACTGTTGATGGAAATGGTTTACGTTACGGAAATGCAACATTTTATATAGAACATCCAGGATTAGAAACAAAACATCGTGTTAATAGAAAACAATTAGTTCATACTGCTGAAGGTTTTATTTGGGGAGATTCTGCTGAAGGAACTTATCAAAAAGTAAGAATTTTAGGACATGAAATGAAGGGTGTTCCTTTAAGTGATGTACAAGATTATCTATTAATTATTGCGGGCAAAGATCCTGAAAAAGTTATTGATCTATATACTGGTGGTGACACCCAATTAAGAATTTTCCTTTTAGATGCTACAGATAAACATATAATTGTAAATAGAAATTCTCTATTTTATTACGGAGAAACTATTTTAGGAAGTGCTGAAGCAGCTGTAGTTAATTGGTTTAAACAACCTGTTAATAAAATTATCTTTGACACAATCAAAGCAGAAACATACCCAGAATTAATAGTTTCCACATATCAAAAACCAGTTTTTCAAGCAGAAAAAGCTGACGCAGTAGAAACTAAACCATCAGTAAATAAACCACTTAAAAAATAAATAGTATGACAGTAAGAGAAGTATATGATTATCTTTTGACGGAAACTAATAAAGTTGAAGCACCCTCTCTTTTACTAGAATCCTTTAATTATTTATTTGGTAAAACTATAAATGAAACCTGTAATCAATGGTGGTCCTTATATGAACAAAACCAATTAACTACAGATAACTTAAGAGTGCTGACTCGCACTGCAACACTAACAAATGCCAATCTTGTAGATAATACTGGTAAATCTTTAGGAAATTTTTATAAACTTCCTGAAGATTACTGGCATATGTTACCAAGTAATACTGTTACTTTAACAAAAGTAACTTCTGCATCTTTCCCATGTAAAGCCACTTTAGAATATCCAGCTATTAAACTAGATAGCCCAATGTACTCAGGCATCATGATAGATTACTACACAAGACCTTCTTATAAAAGACCTTATCTTTATATGCATGAGTTCCAACATAGTGTTACCACTGGAGGTACCACAGTAATTACTACATATGAAGTTGAAATTAAAAGTGGAGATGATTCAATTTATAAACCCACTACATTAAAAATAGATTACTTAAAAAAACCTTATCTTCCTAATAAGACTGATAAGGTTGGGAACGCAAAAAATATCTATCTCACTTACGAGGAGTTAGATTCAGATACAGATATTTCACAAACTTTAGAATTTCCAGAAAATTATTGTTATGAAATAATCAATAAATTAACAGCACTTGTCTTGGAACAAACAGGAGATCCTAGAGTACAAAGTGTCATTCCATTGAATCAATCAATGACACCACCAGTAACACAATCAAGATAAGGATAGATATTGCTTTATTAATTTTAAAAAATTAATAAAGCAATA